GAGGGACACTATGGAGCTGAAGTATCTAATGTTTTAGATATTAAAAGAAACCCAAATAAGGTTATTATAGCAACTGGTTTTTACTTTTATAATGAGGATTCGAAATCATTCTTCCAAAGGTGTTTAGATTTAAATAAACAATTAAATACCCAAAACCTCCAAATATTCGCCGATGATAATGCATTTTCAGAAGAAAGAGTAACTAATGCCTTACTTTGGAAAGAAAATAAAACTTTACATTTACCTATTACTTGGAATAATTATTATTCTCCAAAAGAAAAGATTGTAACAGATAAAAAGATACTAAGCAAAGGATTTGATATTATGTTTGATATTACAAACAAAAAACCATATTTTATCCATGGTCCTGACCCTTCAGTTACACCTAAAAATGGGGAAGTTTTAAATACTATGTATAAAGACCAACAGGTAAATAAAATAATGATAGTAGCACATCCGGATGATGAGTTAATATTTGGCGGAGCAGAATTAATTGAACATGGGCCTGAATATAGAGTTGTATGTTTAACTAATAACTCAAATGACGCCAGAAAATTGGAATTTAAAGCCGTAATGAATAAACTTAATGTTGGTTCTTGGGAAATGTTAGATTATGAAGATACTTTATATCCTACTCAACATTTTAATTTAAAAGACATTTTAAAAAGTAAAGAATGGGAAAAAGTAGTTACCCATAATCCTATAGGTGAATATGGTCACCCACAACATAAATTAGTATTTGATGCCATACTTGATATTACTGATGATTTTTATGTATTTGGTAAATCAAATATAAAATTAGACAAAGATACTGTGGATACCAAGAAAAATTTACTTACATTGTATAAGTCAGAACAATCAATTATCAACCAGCTATTAAATAATAATGGAGATTGGTTTAAAAGTAGTAATAATGCTATTAATTATATAGAATACGAGACTATAGAAAAATATGATGAAACAAAAAACAAAAATAACTATATAGCGTGTTATGAAAAATAAAAATTTAGTAATAATAATGTGTCATTGCGATAATGATATTAAAAAAAATACACTAAATAAAAACATAGATAAAATTAAATCAGAAGGGTTTGATATAATGGTGTTATCCCATATCCCTGTATCAAATTCTATACAAAGCAAAGTTGATTATTTTATATATGATAAAAGTAACCCAACAATTACGTACCCTTATAGGGGAATGGTTTTTTGGAAAAATTTAAAATTTAAAGATAAAAAAATAAGATTACAAAATATATTAGATGATTATGGTTGGACAGCCCTTAATCAAATATTATTAGCTGGAAATTTAGGAGTGTCTTTAGATTATAATTATTTTAGTTTTATTAATTATGATATTAAAATAACAGATAACATTGTTTATGATTTAAAAAATCCAATTTCTTTTTTAGTATCTAAAGTAAAGGATTTAGGGGTAAAAGATAAAGATTATAGATTTCCAAGCTTTATGTTTAATGTTTTATCTAAAGAAAATTTAAAGTCAATTTTACCTATTATTAATAAAAAATATTACATGAGTGATCAACACCCCTGGAAAGAAGGGGGGAAATTTAGAGATGCAGAAGAATATTGGGAGCAATTAATTCAAAATTTTGAATATAAAACTCATATAGAACCTGTTTGGGATCAAATTTCGTTTGATGACACAGACCGTTTATTTAATTTTGTCCCCAAAGATAAAGATTTAAACCTATTTAAAATGTTTTTTCAAAATTCAAAAACACATAAAAGGATAAGTACTAATAATTGGGCACCTAAAGTAATAATTTATGACAATATAACCCCAGAGTTAGTACTAGTAGTAAATGATTTAGAAACAACAATTAAAGGATCTAATATATGTTTAGAACTCCCAGAGGAAATAACAAAAATTGGGTATATATTAGAAGGAAAATATGTAGATTTAACAGAAAAATATCATAAATCTATCCTTTCAACTGTAAGTTTTGAGTAAAAATAAAATATGTATAATTAAATAAATAAAAAAATGAGTAAAACAATTAAGTTATCAAAAGAAGAATTAGAAATTCTTAAAGGTTACCAACAACAACAAAATTCAATTACTTTTGAATTAGGACAAGTTGACATTAATAGGGCAATATTAGAGGGCCAAAGAGCATCTGTTTTAGATAAACTAGGTGATTTACAAGAAAAAACTAATAAAACGGCTAAAGAATTACAAGAAAAATATGGGGATGGAAACATTGATTTAGAATCTGGAGAATTTACTACAACAGAATAAGTTTTTGAACCTCTTCTTAATATTTATAATAAAACAATATTAAAAATAATATAACAAAATGGCAGAAACATTAATATCTCCAGGAGTATTAGCAAGAGAAAACGATCAATCTCTAGTTACAGCTCAACCCTTAACTAGAGGAGCAGCAATAGTAGGACCAACAGTAAAAGGACCGGTTGAAAAACCAACCTTAGTTAGTTCTTTTAGTTCATTTCAAACAATTTTTGGTACTACTTTAGAAAGTGGTTCACAAGATTATACTTATTTAACTTCAATTGCGGCCAATAATTATTTTTCTCAAGGTGGAACCTCTTTACTAGTAACAAGAGTTACGAGTGGTTCTTTCGATCCCGCTTTATCTACTACAATTCAAAATAATGTTGAAGCAGTAAGTGCAGGGTTAGCAGGAAATATAATAAGTGATTACACTTCAGGTGGTACTGGTGGTACAAAAGGAACTTTCGTTGTTGCCGCTACAGGTGTTACTCCTAATAATGGAGCAACTTTTTCTGTAGTAATAGGTGAATTAACTAATTTAATAGCAGCCCAAAACGTAACAGCACAAAGTGCAGTATCAGGTGGTACTACAATAGGTACAGTAACAGGACCAATTACAATAGCCGCTGACAAAATAACAACATCAGGAGGAACTACTCAGGTTGGAACAGGAGCAACAATTTCTATTACAACTGACGGTGGTGGAACAACTGGTGTTTTAACTGCAGTATCCGTAGTAGTCGCAGGGTCAGGATATGTTACAGGAAATGTATTAACAGTCTCAGCAGCTGATCTGGCAACAGCTGGATTTACAGCTTGTGATAGAAATTTCACTTTTACAGTAACTGACGCTAATTTATTAAATGGAGCAACCGCAATTAATGTAACTAGTGATGGAGCTGGATATTCAAGTGGTGATGCATTAACTTTTGCTGCGGCAAATATAGGTACTCCATCGGCTGATATGATAGTAACTCTAACTGATAGCTCAATTGAAAATAAAGCGGCGTTTGTATTAGAAACATTATCTGAAGGTGTTATTATGAATAATACTTCTCCTGTAGGAGCAGATACTTCAGGAACAGAATTAGCAAACGGGGCTTTATCAAGTGGTTCTGCTGATAACTTAAGATGGGAAATTGGAGCAGTAAATACAGCATCAGGTGTATTTTCACTATTTGTTAGACGAGGTAATGATAATAACAGTCAAAAAGTTATTTTAGAATCATTTAATAATATTTCTTTAGATCCTTTCTCTCCAAATTATATTTCAAGAGCAATTGGTGATGTTACTTCAAATGTTGTAGTAGCAGCTGACGGTTCAGGAACATTTTTACAAGAATCAGGAAATTATCCTAATATATCTAATTATGTAAGAGTAAAACAAGTAAATTCAAATACACCTTATTATTTTGATAATAATGGTACTGCAAAAATTGAATTTACAGCATCTTTACCTCAATTAGGGTCAGGTTCATTTGATCAAGCAATAGGATCTAATTTAAATAGTGTAAGTGCAAATTTATTCTATGATAAAATAAGTTCAGTAAATACTCAAGGTGTAATTGGAACAGATTATACAAATGCAATTAATTTACTAGCAAACCAGGATGAATATCAATACAATGTAATTTCAGCTCCAGGTTTATACTATTCAAATTATGCTGTACAGTGTAATTTACTTAAAAACATATGTATTTCAAGAGGAGATGCAATTTTTGTAATGGATTTAGTTCCTTATAACACAGCAATTGGAACTGTAAATCAAAACGCAGCAGCCGTAGATTCTAGTTATGCAGCATCATATTGGCCTTGGTTACAAACTATTGATCCAAGTTCTGGATTATTAGTATACATACCAGCTTCTACAATGATTCCAGGAGTATATGCTTTTACAGATGCTTCTTCAGACCCATGGTTCGCACCAGCAGGTATTACAAGAGGTGGTTTAGGTTCAGTAGTAAGAGCTGAAAGAAAATTAACTTCTGCTAACAGAGATACTTTATATGAAGCTAATGTCAACCCAATAGCTACATTCCCACAACAAGGAGTTGTAGTATTTGGACAAAAAACATTACAAAAAGCAGCAACTGCTCTAGATAGAGTAAATGTACGTAGATTGTTAATAACACTTAAAGGATATATTTCTCAAATTGCAGATAATTTAGTATTTGAACAAAATACAATTGCAACAAGACAAAACTTTTTAACACAAGTAAATCCGTATTTAGAAAGTGTTCAACAAAGACAGGGATTATATGCTTTTAAAGTAGTAATGGATGAAACAAACAATACACCAGATGTTATAGATAGAAATGAGTTAATCGGACAGATTTTCTTACAACCAACTAAAACAGCTGAGTTTATTATACTTGATTTCAATGTATTACCAACTGGAGCAACTTTTCCATCATAAAAAAAAGAAAATCGAATATTTATAATAAAATAAGATAATAAAATGGCAGTATTAAACCCAAACGAAATATTTTTCACAGCATTTGAGCCAAAACAAAAGAATAGATTTATTGCTTTTGTAGATGGATTCCCAGCATATATTATGAAGGGAGTTGGAGCTGTAACCGTATCACAAGGAACAGTACCTTTAAATCATATCAACGTTCAACGTTTTGTAAAAGGTAAAACAACTTGGGGAACTATTCAGTTCACATTATTTGATCCAATTACTCCATCTGGTGCACAGTCAGTAATGGAATGGGTTAGATTACACCACGAATCAGTAACTGGTAGAGACGGATATAGTGATTTTTATAAAAAAGATTTAACTATTAATGTACTAGGACCAGTAGGTGATATCGTTTCAGAATGGATCATCAAAGGAGCAATGATTACAGAAGCTTCATTTGGAGATTACAACTGGGATACTGAAAATGCTGCTCAAGAAATTACAATGACAGTTCAACCTGATTATTGTGTATTAAATTTCTAAAAATTTTACTCACCCCTAATTTGCAAAATAGCTTGGCTTCGGTCAAGCTTTTTTGTATTTTACATATGTATAACTGATAAAAACGTTTTAACCAAATAAAGATTATGAGTGAATTTAAATTCCCAACAGAAGAAATAGAATTACCTTCAAAAGGTTTAGTATATTCCAAAGACAATCCCCTATCAAGCGGTAAAGTAGAAATCAAATATATGACAGCGAAGGAAGAAGACATTCTTTCAAAT